CGGAAACTCGACCGCTCATGTCATCAACGTTACCGCTGCCTCGTGAGCTGACGCCTAGTTTTACACCGCTTTCAAGCATAGTACGAATTAAGTTACCCATTGGCGTAGGCAAAATTTTCATCTTGCCATATCCATTAGGACCCTCCATCCACATCTGAGTAATCATATGGGATACACGGTCCAAATTCACTTTTAGATCATCTGGATGGTCTACTTCACCTAATACAGAGTATCCACTTTGTAATTGCTCATTCAGTGTTTTCACTGCACGTTCAATTTCATCTACTGGGTAGACTCGTTGATTTGCATTGCGAATACCACCTTGGATGGCAATACCTTTTAGGTAAAGGCTTTTGCCGTCCTTATCATCCGACTCCATTACAATACCGGATTGATCAAAACTTAGGTGTTCTCTTAGATAAGTTACTTTCATCCTATTTCTCTAATTACAGTTTCTTCAAGAATGTAGGAACTTTAGCAACGCTAGTTTGACCAGCTTTGTCACCTGTACCAGAACCTACTGGACCTGGACCAGAACCTTTCTTCTCAGCACCGTGTCCGCCAGCAACTTTAGCTAGGTTTTTAACGCCCATCTTGCCACCAGGAACATTACCGTTACCTGTGCTCATGTCTTTAGCTGCACTTAGGAAACCGCCTGCTTTACCAGCTGGGCTTGTTCCTGTTGGTGAACCGCCTTCATGCGCAGTTTTTGCAATGTTACCAGCAGTAGCGCCAGTTGTTGGCTTACCTTTGCCAGAGCTTACTGGACTACGACCTTCAACTGGAGAACCATCTTTTTCACCAGAACCAGAACCTACGTACTGCCCTTGTGTCTTTTGGCTACCAGATTTATCCCAGTCGTTACCGACTTTCTCAACGTATTCACGTGTCATGCGACGACCTTCAAATGCTGGTTGACCCATCATTTCGTCTTCCCCTTCTTCGTCGTCCATTCCCATTTCTTCTTCGTCACCAAAACCGTGTTCTTCTTCACCGCCTTGTGCTTGCTCTAGTTCTGCAAAAGCAGCTTCTAATTCAGCAATAGCATTCTTGATGTCAAAGATTGCTTGGTCTTCTTGACCTTCAGGACCTTCTTCGTCGTCCATTTCCATTTCATCATCGCCGGCACCAACTTCGGCACCAAGCTCGTCAGTAGCATCGCCTTCGGCTCCACCACCAAAACCATCATCGGATTCCATTGAATAAGAATCTTCTAGTTCAACGGATTCGTCCATTTCTTCATCATCAGCAGATTCGTCCATTTCTTCGTCTTCGGCAGACTCGTCCATTTCTTCATCTTCTGCTTCTTCAGCGATTAAATTTTCATAAATTTCTCTAGACTTCTCAACAACGATAGCATGGAAAAGCTCACTAGCTTTTTCACTTTCTTCGTTAACGATAAGATCTAATAGTTGTTCAAACTTTGTAGACATTGCGTGTATTCTCCTTAATTAGATATGCGCGGCACGGCTGTATTGTGTGTATATTTAAACTTATTTAAATAATCACACACAGAATAGGCCAAAACGAGTCAATATTGATCGTTTTTGACGTTTTTTTGATTTTTTACATTGCTGCTTGGGCTTCCGGAGGAGGCGCAGCATACATTTTTCTTACTAATCCCAATTCTTCTTTTTTCTCCTGCTCTCTAGCATCGCCCGCTTTACGGAGATCATTTAACATACGTAGTGTTAGTCTAGTCTTACGAAGATCTTTAGATTTTAATCTACTGGTATCATTGTCAGAATTGTATCGCAGATCATCTGTCTGCTCTGCTTGCTGACCATCAAAGTAAATGAACTCGTTTAATAACATATAGATATTTATGCTGCTGGCGCAGATTCTGGAGGTGCTGCCCCCACACCTGCAGGACTTTCTGCATTAGGATCTTCTGGAGGAGGTTCAGCTGTAGCATTGTTCAATGAAGAAATATCTCCGCCCATAGCATTTGCAGTAATGCCAACACTTCTAAGTTCTGCACTTGCTGGCAATGTAGCATCATCGTCAACGTTTTCTTCACGCCATAGTGTTTCGTTTTCTGCCATTTCTTCTGCACTTAAACCTAAGAAACGTTTCAATGCAAATCGTTTGCTAATCTGAGGGATAGCTATCATGGTGCCAAATGTTCCAACACGAGCAGTATCCATTTCTGCTTGTCGATATGCTGCAAAGTTTTGTGGAGGATTAAACTTAACTTCAAAGATATTACTATCTACGTTAATACCTTTGTTATGTAGATACAGTTTAAACTCTGTATCAAACTGTTCATTCATTAGAGACTGAAGTCGTTCGCAGTATTTGTTGAATCGTAGTTCTTGTATATAAGCTGTTCCGACTCGTCCGTCATTGAAGCTGCTGCCGCCATCGTCCGCGCCAGTAGGTAAGTAACTACTAGGAATCCGCAACGCTCTAAACAACTTGTTAGTAAAGTACCTAAGGTCATCAATTTCTCCTAAGTTAGTACCACCCGGCAATACTTCAACTTTACTTCCACGACCTTCAGCAGTCTGCGGAAAGAAGTAATCTTCATTGGTACTTAATGGATTATAACTAGAATCTACTACACTCGAACCGCCACCTGTGCTACTGGGAATTCGACGTTGATTAACTTCATTTTTAACACGCTCAACAAATCCCATAGCCAAGTGACTTGGCATATTACCTACATCAATATAAAACACACGACGTTCTGGCGCACGTTGTATACGGTAGATTAAGATCGCATCTTCTAACAATTCTTTTTGTTTATATACTTTAAACACGCTTTCCAATAGGCTTGTCCCAAATGGAAAGTTGTTATCCATACCTTCACTCATGCTGATATGAATTACATGACGTGCATCAATAGCGTATTGATTTTCGCTTCGTGTAAATCTACTGCCTGCAATATTGCTAGGATATGCTCCGGTCATTCCCCTACTGCCACCAGCACCGCCCTGACCTGTATTGTAACCACCACCTGCATATTGACTGCCGCCGCCTCCTGTAACATTACTAGGATTAATTGCAGTAGTTGCTAGTGTTTCTAAGTTGGGATTAAAGTCACGAATCATGTATTGTTCAGGTTTTTTACCTTCTGACTCATTGACAATAATACGGTCTACTTTGTTAGGATCAATGTACATCCATGATTGCGTTTCTGGATCTCTAACAAAAAATGTATCACCATATTTGAAACTGTTACGAACAATTTTAAAGATTCTAGTTTGAAATTTGTTTAGTTTAGACCACTGTTGCATATACTTGCGAATGATCTTAATCTCAGTAGGAGTAGCTTGTTCTTTGAAGAATACTCTAAAAGGAGTGCCATTTTCTTCGTTTGATTGACTGCAAAATTCTGCCAAAATATCTAATGCAGCATTAACTTCACTATCCGAATCCATAGTATCGTATTGACCATAACGTTCTAAACGATTAGGATGGCCAGAATACACATCAGGCAAATAACTCGAATAATTTCTATGAGAGGGACTGGCGTGGGATCCTCCTTGATTACCGCTAACGGGGCTCAACGTACCTGTTGCGTTAACCGGAGTAAAATACTTTTTCCATGCCATTATATGTTTTCCTTAAAATTTAAACATGTCGCCGCCTAAAGATTTAGTAGCATCCACTGTTCTACGAGTGTATTCTGCGGTTTCTTTGAGGTATTTCAACATCTCTACTGTTTGTTTATTTAATGTTTGCAGCTCAGTTCGCAAAGTTTCTAAGTGTGATAATGGTAGGATAGCCTCTGGTCCTGCTTCACCTGCTTGAATAGTAGTTGGTTTGGTAACAATACCTCCTGACGCCATTTTTGGAGTACCAAATAGTACATCTTTATTTTGATAAGCACCGTATGCACCGCCCAATAAACCACCAATTGCGCCCCCTATTGCTGTACCAATACCAGGAATAATACTACCAATCATTGCACCTGTGCTGGCACCACTTAATGCAGAGGATCCAATGTCCAATCCTGCGCTTGTTTTAGTCATTCCGTTTTCTTTAGCATAATCACTAGCAGCACCTAAAGCAAGTCCGCCCACAATACCGCCGAGACCACCTTTTAGTGATCCTGCCAGCTTGCCGCCCAGCCTGCCCAGCCTTTTTCCAATACCCGAACCCCCTAATCCGCCAGCACCGCCGCCGCCGGTTGGAATTTGTCCAGCAGCTTGCCGAGCACTTTTTAACTTTTGAAATGCTAGCCAGGCTATACCGGCAGCAATTAAAGATTGTACAATACCGTTTAATTTTTCAAACTGTGCCATGACCGCACTAATAATTTTAGCAACAGGATTCATTACAGCAGTTAAAAACTTGATAGCAGGCATTAAAATACTTAATATCGATTGGCCCAATTCTTGCATGGCTTTTTGATTTTCAACTGCGGACTTGGCTTCAGACGCTTGACGTTTTTTTTGTTCTTCAGTAACTGTCTTCATTTGATTTTCAGCATCTGCCGCAGTTTTAATGCCTTGTTGTTTGTTTATATTATCTTGCTTTTGTAGAGCAGACGCCATCTGTGCATCAGGTCCCGACATCATAGAGAGCGCACTTAATAATCCTTTTCCTAAATTTGCTGTATCTTTACTAGCGCCCGCTTGAGCAGCAGCTCTTCCTTTCTCAACGTCTTTCATAGACTTACTAGTATCACCAACTGCATCGCCCATTTGTTTAATACCATTTGCAACATTAGGACCTAATGCTTGTAATTTTTGTGCAGCTTCGGTCATAGGAGGCAAACCTAATAATTGAGATTTTAATAAATCAGCACCAGCTTTGCCTCCTGTAGCTAATGCATTTTGCATAGCTAATGTGGCTTTCTTTTTACCTTCTTCATCTAACCCTTGTAAATATGCTTCATATGCAGCATTGTCACTGGCTGCTTTTAATTGCTTTTCTTGTTCTTCTCTGCTTTTACCTGTAATTGCAGCCAGAGCATCTTGCTGTGTTAAGTAAGCGCTTGCGCCTTCTGTTAATTTTGCAGTATTCTGCATTTCTTGTTTATTTCTACCGCCTGTAACTGAAAGATATCCAGCAAGTCCTTCATTGACCTGTTCAGTTGTATATCCCAATGCTCTGAGGTTATCTCCAGCTTCACTTTTTAAAAGAGAATTACTAAGTCCGGTAAATGCCCGAGCACCTTGGTCAACAGTTCCACCTAATTTAGCAAATGTTTCACCGTTACGTTTCATTAGACCAGTAAACTGCTCTAAAGTCATATAGGTGCTGGCCGCCGCAGTTCTCATGTCGGTCAAGCTGCCGCCAAAACTAACACCAGCGTCTGTAATCTTTTGATAAGCCCCTAAGTTTTCTTCTTGAAATCTTGCAACTTTTGCAAATCCGCTTGCAACTAAACCAGCAGCTCCGGGCAATTTTGAAAAAGCATCAAATAAATCACTGCTCTTGTCAGACCCATTGAGTAACTTGCCAGTAAGGTCCGCCATGCCTGATGCCAGTGCGGAAAATGTCTTTTTAAGATTGTCTGCTTTTTCAGCAAGATCTTTTTGGGCTTTAGCGGCAGCAGCTACAGCGGCGGTATTAACACCTGCGGCGCTGGCAGCGGAAGCAGTTGCACTAGCCGCGCCTGTTCCTCCCTGCTTCTGGACCGCCGCTAAGAGTTGTTTTAATGTAGCTTCCGTGGCTGCATTATTCAGTTCTACAAATTCGTTGCCTATTGATCCGGTGACGTCTGCCATTGTTTTTTACTGGTTATCTGCGTAGATAAATATTGTATTCATTTAGCATCATTTATTTATCGGAGATACAACCCATGTTAACCAACGTTCCACCTATGCAACAACCAAACCCGTTAGCATCGTTTATGAGACAACCAAAGATTTACATTAGATTGCCTAGCAATGGTGCTTACTGGCCTGCAGGTTCTATTGTTCTTACAGAAACTGGAGAATATCCAGTGTACTCAATGACTGCTAAAGATGAGTTAATGCTTAAAGTTCCCGACGCTGTTATGAATGGCCAGGCTGTGGTAGATGTTATTCAACATTGTATTCCAAACATTAAAAATGCGTGGCAGATGCCTAATATTGATTTAGATGTTGCCCTTATTGCCATTAGACTAGCAACCTACGGTGAAAAAATGACAACACCCATTACATTCGGTGACGACATTGAATTAGAATATACAGTTGACTTAAGAAATGTTATGGATTCTCTGCTGGCATCTATTACGTGGGATCCTGTTGTACAAGTTAGTGATGATCTAACTGTATTTGTGCGTCCCATGACTTATAAACAGATCAGCGAAAGTGCGTTAAAAACTTTTGAAACTCAAAAGATTATGCAAGTGGTAAACAATGATAAACTCGAAGAAAGTGAAAAATTAAAATTGTTTAAGGAAAGTTTTGGTAAACTAACTGATATTACCCTTGGCACAGTACAAGCAAGTATTTTTAGGATTGATTCCAGCGAAGGTAGCACTGATAATCAAAAATTTATTGCTGAGTTCATTGAAAACGTTGATAACAGTATCTTTAATAAAATTCAAGAACATTTAGATCGGTTAAGAGAACTTAATACTATTAAACCTATCATTGTCAATGTTACAGACGAAATGCGAGAAAAAGGATTTACCGGTGAAACTATTGAAGTACCGATGATATTTGATCCTTCAACTTTTTTCGTGTAAGGCTTTTGTATCTTGATAACGACGGTATTGACCGTGTTGTTAAAGAATACGAAAAAGATACAAAAGCCATAAGAGAAGAATTATTTAGACTTTGTTGGTTTATGAGAGGAGGCCTCTCATTTACTGAAGCATTTTTGTTAAGTCCCGAAGATCGAGAAATTGTTGCAAAGATTATCGAAAGCAATCTTACAGCAACTAAAGAAACCCAAATGCCGTTCTTTTAAAGATCAATACCCAAGAAGTTACTATAAAAACTTTCATTGGTGCCAGTTGCTAATCTTGCTTGATCAGCTTTGATAGACCGAGCATTACGTTTTCTAATAGCATTCGGAGTTTGACTAACTTGTCCTGCTACTTTTCCTCCTGTACGAGTTGGTGTAGTTGCAGTCGGTGCCACAGTTTGTTGACTAGTATTAGATGGTCCTGGAGGAGTAGTTGTGTTTAATTGTCCTGCCATTTGACCAAATGCATTTGCGCCAGCCGGTGCCGGTGTTCCACTTGACGGTGTTTGATTAACATTATTAGGACTTGCAGTATGTACTTGACCAGTTGCGGTTTGTTGAGTAGTTCCACCTGTGCTAGATGTTTCTGGAGGAGCTTTTGCTCTTAATTGTCCTGCCATTTGACCAAATGCATTTGCACCAGCCGGTGCTGGTGCCGGAGTTGGTGCCGGAGTTGGTTCTGCGGCTTGCCGTTCAATCTCATCTGCTTGTTGAGTAAGTTCAGCAGCTTGTTGACGCAATTTCTTAGGATCAGGTCCTTCAGGTGCTGGCGCAGTTGGTGCATTACCCGGAGTAGTTCTTGCTGCTGCTGGAGCAACATATGGTTGACCTGTCCCACCTGTTGATGCAGTTGCTCCGGGAGTCTCAGCACCAGTTGTTGCAGGATCATTTGTATAAGTTCCAGCAGGATCTTTTGGATCCCATACTGCTTTTGCATCTTTGTATCCCTGTTTAGCATCTCTCCATGCTGCACCAGTAGCCCCAGCTATATGCCCAGCTGCCTTACCTAAAAAAGAGCCAACGCCTTCATCGATGTCTTGCTGTTCTGAGATTAATTCATTTATACGCATAATAGGAAAACCTTTGATTATTAAAAGTTATTTATATCGAAAAATGAGCTAACGCTCATTTGCTCTTTCGTTCGCACTCAGAGCAATTGATTACATCGTTAACGAATTAATATTATCTAGATTAATCGGTCACACTTAGCCCAGACTAGGGCTAAGAAAAAACTGGGCATTATCTGAGTAGCACAGTCACACAGCGTTAGAACTACAAGCATTGCTGCTATCACAGGCGGTTGACCGATACCTGTTCATTCTGTCTTATTCAACGGCGGCTTACAAATATACGCTATCATATTTGTAAAGCGTGGAGTTTATGTTTGTTACTCCATCCTTGGGCCTTACTTTTAACTCTATTCAAACAATCAAACCGCAGGCATTTTGCGATCGTGGTCCTGTTAAGGATACTGATTGAGCACTCTTATCGGCAAGAGTTTTCCCTCCCTGTGATCCAAGATCCAGGTTTCCGGGCACTAGAAATTAGCCAGTGCAAGCTATAACCGATTAATTGAGCCTAAATTTTGTCTTTGATGTGTGAGCCATGTATCCGACAATTTATAATACCATTATAGTAATCGTCGGATTCTAATACTTTGCGGTCGAATTGTTCGCGGGCCTCAATGTAGGATGTTACTGCCTTACTGTTACAGTAATGCAGTATTTCTCTTGTGAAATTTTCTTTGCCTAATGTATCTATATCTGCCTGAAGATTGGGGCTACTACCCCAATATTCTTGCCAGTCCGAATCAATTTTGCTTCGAACTCGCTTTTTCTTTTTGGTGCCATTCTTGAGTTTTACTGTTTTATAGCTAGTCTTTGAAAACTTTGCTAATTTTTTGCCAATGTATTTCCTACCATTAGTTAAATTTACTATACAGTAAACATAACCAACACAATCTTCTGGCAGCTGTTCAACTAAGGTACCTTGATAGTACCATGACATAATTTACTTGCCGGCCTTTTTGGCTTCAGCCCGTGCATTCTTTTCAGCAGTAATTTCGTTACGGCGTGCTTTGATCAACTTGCTCATCTCGGCTAATGCTTTGCGAGCACGGGTTCCTGCTGCGGCATTGCCCGCTGTGAATTTTGTGTCTTCTGTCAAAAATTCTTCGTATTGTGTTTTTAATTGGTCTAATGTGTTATTCATTTTTATTTTCCTTTTTCAACTTTACTCGTTGTTTTGGCAATCTTTTAACTCTTGCCTTCTCTTTCTTTTCTGCTCTGCGCCCTTCAAGTACATTTTTTTCATGTTCTCTACTCACAGTAGCAGACAATCTTCGTAACTTTATAGCCACATCAATCATTTCATTAATGCTTTTACGGGCTCTAGGACCATGGAATGTGCTAGGCCATTCTATAAACTTATGATGATAGTTATGTAAATCTACAAAGTGGGAGACTAATTCTGAATATAACGCTTTATATTTTTCTAATTCTTCATTCGACATAATCAATATCGTTGCTATAGCTGGTGAATCCGTTCTCTTTAATAACTCTTAGAACATTATTAACCCTGCCAATTAACTCATCCTTGTGTGATATTAAGTATATATTCTTATTGCGTTCTCTGGCCATCTTTTTTAGGACCGCTAGAGCACTTTCTACGCCAGCAGCATCCATGCCAGCATCGACTAACTCATCAATAAACAATAAATTAATACTTTGATACAACCCTTCCCATACATCTCTAAAGGCAAAACTCATTGATAAAATTAATCGATTACGTTCGCCACGTGATAAATTATCAAAATCTAAATCTTGTCCCAGCTGAGTAATCTCTACACTAAGATCGTTCTGAAATACCACACGATGGGGCAAACCTAATTTATCGATATAATAACTCAATCGCTTGTTTAAGTAGCTTAGGTTTTGATCAATAATCTTTTTACGGATAAAACTATCCTTGTTGGTTAATAGTTTATGTAAAAACTCTTGATGGTCTTTAATTTTTGTTAGGTCGTTTATTCTTTCCCAATTGATTTCTTGAATTGCAGTCTTTTTTAATTCAACAATTTGTTCTTGATAGGGATTATTTTCTTCAATCTTTGCAGTTAAACTTTTTTCAAGTCCCTCTAGATTGTTTTTATGTCCTAACGCTTCTGCTTCTGTATCATAAAATGTAGTAGGCATACGCGATTGTTTACCTGTACCTAATTCATCTACAATTTTTAGTAAGTCCTGGGACACTTTATCAAAGTATTTCATTGCCTCGCCTAAACTTTGCACAGCAGCATTGGTCATTTCTTCATGTTTATGATCATGGAGTTCTTGTTCGCAAGCATGACAAGTCTTGTTTGCTAAACTTGCTAGTTCTTTTTCATACTTCTTAACAGTTTTTTCAGCTTGCCCTAGCGCAGATTCTAATGTTGCACGTTGTTTATTAAGATTTTGTATCTTAACATTCTGTTCTTTCCATTGTTTAAGTAGTGTATGTGCAGTTAACTCAGATTCAATATCGACATTTTCAAGTCGCATCATAGCACGACCTAAATTTTCAATGTCTGTTTCTTTCTTTGTATCCCATGCATTGCTTTTAATACCCAGGCTATCAATACTTTTTTGAACATTTTCGTTTGCGGCTTTAATACCTTCAATTTTAAATGTTTCTTGTTGTATAAGATCTTTGCTTTCTTTAACTAAAATCTTTAATGATTCTGCTTTTTCACTTAACAGAGTAATACCTAACAGTTGTTCAATGACTTCACGCTGATCCGCAGCCTTCATACTCAAGAACGGTTCTGTATATGTATTCAATGCAACAAGATGTTTGAACATAGTATGACTCATTTCCAACATCTGCTCAATGGCTTTTTGTGTTTCTCTGCTGTCTCCCTGACTATCATCTTCGCTTTCGCTAGTTTTTATTTGATCGTCGTTGACAAATAACTTAAGAACATTTGGTTTACGTCCTCGCTCGATGCGATATTTGACATTATTCTTTATAAACTCCACAGTGACCAACATGGCTTTACCGTTAGTCTTGTTAATTAAGTTTTCTTTCTTAATATTAGTAAGTGCTTGCCCATATAGGGCATATGATAAGGCATTGACAATTGTAGTTTTTCCAGTACCGTTGCGAGAGCCCGTATCATCACCCCCTAGATCAAGATTGCTGCCTAGCACCAATGTTAGTGCCTGCTTGTCAAAGTCTACAGCTTGAGTCTGGTTACCCACGCTCATAAAATTTTTCACAGTTATATTTTTAAGTTGAAACATTATAAATTATTATAGATTTCTAGTAAAGTTGATTTATCAAATTGTTCGCTGTCGATATTGATCAATTGCTCTGTGACAATTTGATCCACACTTTCAAATTGTGCATCTGGATTATCTTCAATTGTGCCCTCCATATTAGTTTTATCTTGGATAAGACTAATTTCGCGGATGTCGTAATCACGAATAAAAGTTTCTTTAATGAAGTTTGCTTCTTCGTAACTGATATCAATGTCAAGATTTACTTTGATATGCATCTTAGACTTCATAATAGTTTCAGCGTTATCAATTAAGTCGCTAAGTTTAACGGTTCTATACTTGGGGCAGTTGGGCCAATCAATAAATTGAGGTTTACCTCCCCATTCTAAAGTCATCATCCCTCTAGCATCATCCCATGTATCGGCAAAATTGTGTGGAAATGCATTACCAATATATATTACATTGTTATTAGTTTGACGTTTATGGAAGTGCCCGCTGAATATATAGTCAGGGCCGTTAAAGTCTTCTGCCCGTAATTCACCGTGATCGGGCATCTGTACCATGGCATTCATAAAGAACTTGGGCAATTCAAAATGACCAAATACATATTTGCTCTTGATGTCCTTCATTGATTTCCACTCATCGCCCACTAGCCAAGGTACAAGGGTGACATCATCAAGAGTTGTAATACCATCTACAACGGTAACTCCTGGAATGTGCCGACCAAAGGCACTAGAATGAATGTCACGCTTGTCTTTGTAGAACAGATCGTGATTACCTGGAAACCAAAAGAACTGCTCAAATGCAGCGCCTAGTTTTTCAAGACATCTCAGACTGGAATCCAATGTAAACAGATTAAGACTGTTACGATTGTGACTCCAGTCGCCCAGAAAAATACAAGTTTCACACCCTTCTTTCTGAGATTCTGCAATAAACCAATCTACAAATTCTTCACAGTCACGTAAGTGAGTGCTGCTATTGGACTTTAGACCAAAATGTATATCTGTAAAACATGCTACTTTCTTAAACAACGCCATTAGTTATCTCCTAATAACGAGTTTAGCAGATAGAAATTTAAAAGTCAAAGGTCAGTTTGCTCATCATCTTCTATACTGGTTTCTTCTGACTTAGGTTGTCTAAAGTGTTTGTATAGTTCTGCTTGCCGTGCGGTTTCTTCGGCATACTCTTGTTTATATTGTCGAGTCATACTTGGAGTAAGACCGTGTTCTTCTAACATATCATCACGAATATTTTGATTCTTCTTTTCAATGTTTAGAACACGAGTAAACGAGTTAGTCACTGCTGCGGTATAATATGCAAAAGGATTCTCTGATTTACTTTCATCAAATTGTAGACCAATTTGACTTAGTTGTAGAATTGCTTGACCACGCATTTCTTCGTTGTAAGTATATCCACGCCAGTTGCTTCTCTGTGCATACCGTTCACTTAGTTTGATAAACATCTTGCCTAAGTTCTCAGTAATGCGGCCGTGATCTTTAGAAAACTTACCAGTTTCAATATCACCTTTCCAATGACTCTTACCTACACAGATCAATTCACCTGCGTCGTTAAATTTCCAATGTTGAAAAGGTGGAAAGTTTACTTTCTCATGACTGTCTGCGGTATTTTTGAGTGTCTTCTTACGACCTGGTGCTAGTGGAATATGATCAAATGTCATAATACGAATAATAACATCGGTCTTTGCAATGGTTGTATAGTCCTCAGTGCATTCTGCAAGTTTAATTTTTTTATCACCTGCGATTCTTGCTGCACCAAATGCTAGTATACCTTGTCTTTTTGCACGAGCTCTTTTTGCATCTGCTATAGTTCTAATGTTAACTTTATCTAAACTTGTTAAGATTATATCATGTTGTTGATATGCGGGATCTGTATAGCTGCTGAAAGAGCATTTACTTTTATGTATCTCTGATAATAAGTCCCTATTATTGAGATACTTTACTCTTTTTCCGGTCACGGATATATGTGTGGGCATTGTTGTTATAATTATTCTCCTGGTTATAACATTATAACATGGATTTTGCCAATGTCAACAATGTTATATGGGCAGTTTATTTATTAGTTAAATACACTATACGAGGAATTTTAGATTATGGCCATCCAATACGACGAATTAGGTAATGTTATACAGGGTAGTGGGTTTGATATTGCTTCTGCTGGACAAAGTATAAATGAACAGGCTGCTGCCCGTATTAAACGTCAGGGTGCAACTGCATTTGGGGAACGATCTGTGCCCGGAATACCAGAAGGTGCAGAAAAAGAAACATTTTTACCTACTGTAAACAAATATACAGATTCCAACGGTATCGATACTTCGGCATCCACAGACATGCGTGTTAAGATTAGGGTACCTCCAAAGTATCTTACTCAAGTAACGTCCGGAATTAATGATGAATTGTCATTAGACAATATAGGTGGAATAATTTTCCCATATACTCCGTCTATATCGTATGAAGCCAAAGCAGATTATGCTGCTCAATCACCATTACATTCAAACTTTGCTATAAACTTTTATCAAAGAAGTAATGTTGGTCCTATTACTATTGCTGGAAAATTTTCTGTTGAAAACAAAGCAGATGCGGGAGTATATCTTGCAACTAGGCATTTATTAATGGCATTAACTAGAATGCGATCCGGCGGCGCAACATCCGGCGATTCTGATAGCGGAGCACCTCCTCCTATTTGTAGACTTGATGCATTTGGAGAGATGTTAAGAAATGTACCAGTAGCAATTACAAGTTTTAGGGTAGAATTACCAGACAGTGTAGACTATTTTATAACTGATAATGGTTTCGGACTACATTCGGTTCCTACCATCTCGACTATTTCAGTTACTTGTTTACCGATGTACAGCAGAGACGAAATGCAACGGTTTTCAGTTACCGGATATCTTAATAAAACATATAATAATCAAGGATATATCTAATGTATAGCAAAACTAGTCCGTATTATACTACACCAGTAACTAATGGATATCTTGATGTCATGGCATTTCGAGATTTGCCCAATGAGCGTGATGATATTTTATTTGAATTAACTAATACTTATGAAAATCGTCCAGATTTGTTAGCGTATGATTTATATAAAGATTCTAGACTATGGTGGGTATTTGCTGTTCGAAATAAGCGAACAATTAAAGATCCTGTTTATGATTTAAAAGCAGGTGTAAAAATATATCTTCCTAAGATGTCTACTATTAAAACAGTGTTAGGAATTTAATATGGCTGTGACAGCAATGGGAGATCAAGGTGGATATGAAGATGGATCGTGGTTTTCAGACGATACTTCTCATAAGACTGAAAAACCCAGTATAACTCCTGAGCAACAATTTGCAGCCGAGTCAAAGCAAGTAGTAGACCAGTCGGGCGAAGGCAATGTACTCAACGGATATAGATCAATAACTTATAGTTTTACACTAGCTGCGCTTGATAACTCAAATCTTAAAGATCCTACTTCTTATAGAAATAGTGAATTAAAATTAGTTATTTTAAAATCCGGTGGCAAAGGCACTACTGGTTTATCAGCATCTCCAAATGAACAATCATTTCGATTAGCCGCAGGATCAGAAAATTCTGATCCTCGAGACCGCGTAGTTCAGCGTGCTGTGCAAACAACTATAAATTATAATGCAGATCTAGTTGAGGGGTTTAATAAAAATAGTCCTGGAAAATTTGACATGTTCATTGAGGACATCAGTATTGACACACTGATGGCACCTAGTGAACAAACTAATACCAGTCTTGCTACACAGATCAAATTTGAAGTCATTGAACCGTATAGTATTAACGGTTTTATTGAAGCATTGCATGTAGCTGCTGTAGCCGCGGGATATCCTAGTTACCTTCAAGCTAGTTTCCTTCTCAAAATGGAATTTTGGGGTTATCCTGATTCTAGTGATTTTTCAGATCCTGAAATAGTACCAAATACCACTAGATATTTTCCAATCGGCCTCACTGGCATTGAAGTTGATATAACCGAAAAAGGTACTAGATATCGTTGTTCGGCAGTCCCCTATAATGAACGAGCATTCGGGCAACCTAATGTTGTTAAGAAACCTATTAAAATGGCAGGTGAAACCGTTGGTCAAATACTTGAAGATTTTTTTAAAAATATTAATAAACAAGTTGCAAACTCTGACGAAAATAGTAAAGCAGGTATTACATCAAACAAACATGATACCTATGAAATTACATTTCCAGTTTGGGATGATGCTGATGGATTTAAGAAAGGATCTGCTTCTAAAATTGCCAATGCAAAGTTAACAGAAATATTAAAAGATAATGCGTTATATAAAATGATCGATCCCGGTGCTCCAGGATCGCCAAACGCTTATCAAAAGGACGGGAGTAAGCAACCTACTCCTGAGCAACAGGCTAAACAGCCAGAAAGTATAAAATACAATCCTAAAGATAATGTAATTCAGTTTGGAGAAGGAATGGCAATTAGTGATGCTATTACTGCTGTGATCAGAGATAGTGAATATGTAAGAGAAATTTTAAAGAATATAGGAAAAGTTCCCGGTGTTCCTGACCAATACGGAATGTTAGAATATTTTTTAATAAAAATAGAAGTAACAAATTTAGATGTAGTTGACGACATTTCTAAGAAACCTTTTCAAAATTATAATTATGTAGTAACTCCGTATAAGATACATATTAGTCGTATTCCCAATTACGGGCATGATCTAATAAAAGAAGAAACATTAAAAAAAATAAGTTTGAGAGAGTACAATTATATCTATACAGGACAAAATATAGACGTATTGGCTTTTAAACTTAATTTTAATACGCTATTCTTCGAAGCAGTGCCTGCCGCTATGGGTAATAAAGATATAATGGGATCAAAGAATGCTGCGGCCCCTAATAATGGTGTAGATGTTAAAATTGTTGATTCTAATGCCGATGCTAAAGATTTAAGATTACATAACCAAATACCTCTTTCTCCGGTAAAAACAGTTACAACTCCATTGCAATCGTATTCGGGAGGCAATGCTAGTCAACCATTAGATGATCCGTATAGTGTGTTGGCAAGAAATATGCATGATTCTGTAATCAATTCTAAAGCAAGCATGTTAACCGGCGAGCTTGAAATATTGGGAGATCCTGTGTTTTTAGTTACCGGCGGTGCAGGTAACTATAAGCCTAAACCTAAGCCTAATAGTAGAGCAAAAACTGATCAAGGTGAAGTTGATCACAATTATGGTGAAGTGTTAATAACTATCAACTTTAGAAACCCTATTGATATTAATAGTTTTGAAGACGGAGGCATGATGCAATTTGATGCTAATCGTGTTCCATTTAGTGGAGTTTATCGAGTTACAAAAGTTACCCACACTTTTAAAGAAGGAGCATTTAAACAACGATTGGAAGTTCTTCGAATACCAGGCCAAATATTAGATTCTAATCTTCGTGCTAGTGATCCTGCTGATAGGATGAAAACTGATCCAAATCCTGATGCTGAAGTAACACAAGATCAAACTAATGCCCAAAGTCCATCGCAGAGAATGGATTCATCAACGGTACTAGGACAACTTAATAGGGGAATTCCTAGTCCTGGATTGCCTGGGGAACTTAGTAATTTTACAGCAGCAACTGGAGGATTAGGAGGAGAAACTCCTACATTGTTAAATCAAACATATGGCGCTATTTCAAAAACTGGCGCTTCTTTACCTACTTCTATTGTAGGACAATCTTTACCATCTGATATATCGTCTAACATACGGTTAGGTTCGTCCGGTCTTAGTAAATTAAGTCAGGGAACTCTAGCGCCCGCAGCACTAGTTTTAAGTGCAGCAAGTGTATTAAGTGGCAGCCTTTCTTCAAAGCAAGCATCTGGAGCAATTGTAAGCGGCCTAGTAGGGGGATTATTAGGATCTGCGTTGAGTAAATCTAATATAGGATCTGGAATAGGTAAAGGAGCAACGGTATCGATCAGCCCTACATCATCTATACCAACTAGTCCTACAATGAATGAAATTAGACAAGGTGCAAATATTGATTCTAGCTCGTTAGAGATTGGCAGTCTGAGTAATATTGCAGGTACTGCTAAGTCAATTGGCAGTAATGCTATTAGTGCGGTATCAGGATTAGGCAAAGGGATAGGAAATCTTGTAGGAGGAATAGGTGATAAAATAACTGGATTGACTTCATCACCGTCAGATCCTCAAGGCATTGCTGCCACGGTGGGATTAGATCCAAGTAGATTATCTGGTCTTTCGGGCGGATTGCAAAGTAAATTGCCTGGTCAAATTTCAAATATTGTTAATAGCACTCCTGAAAATGTTAATTTAACTCAGGCTGCTAGTGCTGGTCTTGTATTAGACTATATCCCTGCTAGTAAAATGGCTAATATACCTGCAACTCCCCCGTATGCTTCTGCACCTGCTCCTCAAGCAGATCCTGCATATGCTAAAGAAGTAGTACAACGTGGGGGTATTACTGCACTTGAAAATTTATATGGTGTTAATAGTCCTAGTAAATTATCTACCAACTTAGTTCCTGCTGAATTAATATCTGAAGCCAGCCAAGCATCAACTATTCGTACTAATCCTTATTCAAATATATCGGTCAATAATTTAGTTGATAGCACTTCGGCATTGGATAAATTATCAAGTGCTAAAACACAATTAGCGGGATTACCAAATATACCTAACATCTCCAATGTGGGATCATTAGGACAAAGTCCCTTGAGTAAATTAGTTAATAAAATAAATCCAATATCATGAAAGTAAATTATGGCAATTGAAACAAGAACACGGCCTCCATTATCTACTCCTGGACCATTCTTAGCTGAAGTAACTAATCATCTTGATTCTACCTATATGGGTAGTTTAGAAGTTGCGTTAATTAAAGGAATGCCTAGCGTTGTTAAAGCTCAGGGAGAAACTTATATTGTACGATACCTAAGTCCATTCTCAGGTGTAACATCTATTAGATACGAAGGCACTAATAGTAGCGACTTTAATGATGTCCAAAAGAGTTACGGTATGTGGATGGTGCCGCCCGATATTGGCACCACTGTCATGGTAATTTTTATTGATGGGGATCCTAATCAAGGATACTGGATGGGATGCGTCTCTGACACATTTCAAAATCATATGATACCGGGAATCGCTGCAAGCAAACAAGTAGAAATGACTGATGAGCAACGAAGAAAATACGGGACAGATTATCTTCCAGTTGCAGAATTTCATAAAAAATCAAAAGGATTAGAAAATCCCAACCCAGAAAGATTTGCTAAACCAATTCACCCATTTGCAGATAGACTGTTACAGCAAGGCCTATTGCTTGATACTGTTAGGGGTGTTACTTCCAGTAGTGCTCGTAGAGAAGTACCTAGTGGTGTATTTGGTATTTCAACTCCTGGTCCATTGGATACCAGTTCTGGTGCAAAGCGTGGTATCATAGGATATGAAACAGGTGTTAAAGCACCCGTAAGTAGATTAGGTGGAACTACTTTTGTTATGGATGACGGCGATGTTAATGGTCAGAACGAACTAGTAAGATTACGCACTAGGACAGGTCATCAAATTTTAATGCATAACAGTCAAGACTTGATATATATTGCCAATAGTGCAGGCACATCATGGATTGAAATGACCAGCAATGGCAAAATTGACATCTATGCACACGATAGCGTTAGTATACATAGCGAACACGATTTTAATTTTCGAGCCGATAGAGACATTAATTTAGAAGCTGGTCGTAATATTCATGTCAAAGCAGGTAAAAATATGGAAACTAATATTACCGGTTACAATTATCTAACAGTGGATAAAGAACAGAAAATTGCAGTGCGAGGAACACACGACGAAACTATCGGCGATACTGTTAAAATTACAGTAGGTAACAGTTATAATTTAAGCTCTTCTAAAGATATTAAACAATCTGCGGTGGGGGCAATTAGTTTAGCAGCAGACGGTAATATTAATATCGGTACTGCTGCTCAACTTAACTTAGGGGCCAATGGAAATATTATAGGTTCTGGCGCCGATATTCACTGGAATGGACCAAGTGCAGGCCCACCTGCTCAGGCAGACCCTGCAGAAGTACCGCCGGACTTGCCATTGTTTAGCCTGCCTAACAAGCAAGTCAGTGCAGGATGGGCAAATAGTGTATTCTATAATACTGGAACTATTAAATCTATTATGCAGCGTGTCCCTACCCACGAACCATGGCCGCAACATGAAAATATTAAACCTGTGCAGTTTGCCCCTCCGGCAACTGATGTTACATTAGCAGATAGAACAGCATCTGGTATACCTCCTAATCCTGCAATGGGAGTACAGGAGCCTGCTAACCCACCTGATGTAACTCCAGGAACTTGCACGCCAGAATATTCTAAAGATATTAATGCCAGTTCATCACAAGAGGGCATCAGTGCTATTAAAGCAGCTTGTGCCAAGTACGGTATTACTACCCCCATTGCAATTGCATCATTGCTTGGTATTGCTGGCGGCGAATGTAGATGGAAACTTGTTGAAGAAGGATTTAAATATTCTGCAGATAGATTATTGCAAGTATTTCCTAGTGTATTCAAAGGTGATAAAGCCCTTGCTCAACAATATGCAGGCAATCCTAATAACTCATTGCCTGAATTCTTGTATGGTAGCACCACTGCCAAGGGCAAAGGATTGGGTAATACTCAACCGGGTGATGGTGGTAAATTTATTGGAAGAGGTTATATTCAATTGACAGGCAGAAGTAATTATGCAAGATACGGCAATATGATTGGTCAAGATTTGATTGCTAATCCCGCATTGTTGAATAGTCCCGCAATCGCCGCAGAAGTTGCTGTTAAGTATATGCTCGATAGATGTAAGGTATCACAATCTGATCCTGGATATTTTGAAGCAGCTTGCAAAGCAATTGGATTTAATACACCTGATATTCATACTCGCAAGAAGGGATACTATGAATGTTTCTTGGGGCAATTACAGGGTTCTATGCTAAGTTCTGGTAATAATGGAATTGTTACTGATAGTAGTGGTAACCCAATTAAGACCGGTTCTTAACCGGTTATAAATATAATATGCCCTACAAGAATCTTGAAATTAATACTACCAATTATAGTAATCAACACACTGATAAACTAAGCCAATTCTACAAAGGTTTTAGCACAGTCAATCCTACTAACCGAGGATCGCAGATGTACGATTTTGATTTAATTAAACAAGATTTGTTAAATCAGTTTAATACACGCAAGGGGCAGCGTGTAATGAATCCTACGTTTGGAACCATAATTTGGGATATTTTAATGGAGCCATTGACTCCAAAAATTAAAGAACTACTTACTCAAGACATTAATAATATTTGTAATTCTGATCCTAGAACATATCCATTAGAAATTGTAATCAACGAATATCCGCAAGGATATCTTATTGAAATTACTCTAGCAATGAAAAATACAAATGAAACTTCGATATTAAAATTAGCGTTTGATCAAAAGATTGGCCTAAGGGTACAATAATATACCCACTTAATTTCTACAATAAATACGTTATAGAACATTATGATTCCTTCAACTAACACAAAACTACTGGTCAGTGAAGATTGGAAAAAAGTTTACCAATCTTTCCGCAATGCCGACTTTAAAAGTTACGACTTTGAAACTCTTCGTCGTACAATGATTTCGTATCTTCAGGAAAAATATCCTGAAGAGTTTAACGATTTTATCGATAGCAGCGAATACATTGCTCTTATTGATGTAATTGCTTTCTTAGGTCAAAATTTAAGTTTTCGTATTGATTTAAACGCACGTGAAAACTTTTTAGAAACTGCTCAACGTCGTGATAGTATTTTACGACTTGCTCAATTAATCAGTTACAATCCTACTAGAAACATACCAGCAAGCGGATTCTTAAAAGTTACTGCAATTTCTACAACTGATAGTGTTTTTGATTCTAATGGGACCAATTTAGCAAATACCACAATAGGATGGAATGATCCTACTAATCCGGATTGGTATCAGCAATTCATTAATATTATGAATTCTGCAATGTCTAGTAATTTTGGAAATCCTGCTGATAGGGCTACTATAGATTCTGTTGAAACTGAACAATATAGAATTAACAGCTCTAATGTAGACGTTCCTATTTTTAGTTTCTCTAAAACTATCAACGGCACTTCTATGAATTTTGAAGTAGTTCCTGCTACGTTTGCAGGTAATACTTATATTTACGAAGAAGCACCGACACCTGCTAATCCTTTTAGCATTGTTTACAAAAATGATAATCAAGGAAGTGCTAGTGCTAATACTGGATTCTTTTCACATTTTAAACAAGGCAGTTTAAGTGTTGCTCGTTTTAGCATTGATAATCCTGTTCCTAATGAAATTGTAGGTGTCAATACACCCGATATCAATGACACCGATACATGGTTATGGCAATTAGATAAAACTGGTTCATTTTCTACACTATGGTCTCAAGTTCCTTCTTTATTGGGAAACAATATAATTTATAACAGTCTTAATAAAAAACTGCGTTCTATATATGCTATCAGTACCCGTGATCAAGATCAAATTGATTTAAATTTTGCCGATGGAGTGTTTGGTGATTTACCTAAGGGCAATTTTAACTTATTCTATAGACAAAGTAACGGATTAAAATATGTAATTAAACCAGAACAAATGAGCGGAGTTGTAATTTCAGTCCCGTATACAAATTCTGTTGGTCAATCTCATACATTGCAAATGACATTAAGTTTGCAATATACCGTTACCAATAGTGCTGGACCAGAATCTAATACCAGTATACAGACTAAAGCACCGCAAACATATTATACACAAAATAGAATGATCACGGGTGAAGATTATAATATCGCCCCGTTGAAAGCTGGTGCTGATATTCTTAAAATTAAAAGTGTTAATAGAGTATCTAGCGGATTAAGCAAGTATTTTGATTTATCGGATGTTAGCGGAAAATATAGTAAAACAAATATATTTGCTACTGATGGTATTTTATACAAAGAAGATAATACACACGAATTTGAATTTGAATTTACTAGTAGAAATCAAGTTTTATCAATTATTAAAAATAAATTAAATCCTATAGTTGCATCGAATGACATGCGCTCCTTTTATTTAGATCACTATAATAGATTTAGTTTAGATTCGCTGGCATTAATTTGGACAGAATCAACTCAAACTCCGGGAGAAAGTCGCGGCTATTTTAGTAACACCTACGGCCCTGCATCAGTTGGAACCTATTCTAAAAGTGCATTGCAGTATCTAGTACCCGGGTCTATTATAAAATTTCTTCCACCAACTGGAAAATATTTTGATCAAAAGAATGTATTAAAAACCAAAATAAACGGTGTAATTCCAAACAACAGCCGCCCTTATATTTGGGCCACAGTTAAACAGGTTATAGGTGACGGCTCAAATTATGGATCTGGTACATTAGCTGACGGAACTGGTCCTATTATATTTTCAACAAGAGTTCCTCAAGGGAGTATTCCTTCTGAGGCTATTTACAAATATAATAATATTTTAAATTATTCAATTGAAACTGAAATTGCAAATATTTGTATGACAAATAGAAATTTTGGATTAACAATTGATGCATATACAAGAGAGTGGGGTATTATTCTTAACTCTAATTTAGATATAACTAATCCGTATAGTTTATCAAATCAAAATAATGTAGAGGACCAAGGATTGGATGCCAGTTGGTTAGTTGCATTTGTATGGACGGGTAAAGGTTATAAAGTAAAATATAGAATTCTTAATTACATTTTTGAAAGTGATAAAGAAACTGCGTTCTTTAATGATCCCTCATCAGTAAATTATGATTTTACAAATAATTCAGTAATTAAAGATAAAATTATTGTGTTATCTATTAATGCTACAACTGCCACTAGCACAACGGGATTAGGATATGATCACATTTGGCAAATTGATAGTCCTGTAATTGAATCTGATGGATATATAGAACCTAAAAAAGTAAAAGTTAGTTTCTATGATCAAACAAATACCGGCCAAATATTAGATCCTAACTCTTTTAATGAAGTTGCAGAATCACAATTTGTTTACTTTAAACAGGTAAATTCTAGTACACGATATAGTTTAACTAATGATGATATTATTCCGCATCAATTTGAAAGTAATGTTTTAGCAAGTGAAAAGATAGATGGTCAATTATTTTATTTCTATAACCCTTCTTTGAATGTAGTAAAGTATTGGTCTAACGCTACTGCATCTTTAGTATATACCGATCAATATTATGGTAGAGTTGGTAGATCTAATATTAACTCCCATCATGAACATAATAGCGGCGAAGAAAGAAGAATTGATCCGAGCAAATCGAATATCATTGATATATATGTACTGACTACGGCATATGACAATGATATCAGAAGTTGGTTACTAGGCAATCTATCTAGTAAGCCTGTTGCGCCTACCAGTCAGAGTTTATCACAAAATTATCTTTCAACATTGAATCCAATCAAAGCAATTAGTGATGAAATAATTTTTCATCCTGTAAATTATAAAATATTATTTGGTTCAGCAGCTGATATTAATTTGCAAGCAAAATTTAAAGCAGTTAAAAATCTTAACAAAATTACTACTGATAATGATTTGAAAACACGTATTCTATCAGCAATTAACGAGTTCTTTGCATTAGAAAATTGGGAGTTTGGACAATCTTTTCACTTTAGTGAATTGTCTACATATGTAATGAATTTACTTACACCGGATATCACTAATTTTGTTATTGTTCCTGTTACTAATAATAGTTTTGGAAGTTTATACGAAATTACTTGCCTATCAAATGAATTGTTTATTAGTGGAGCACAGATTGCCGATATAGAAATTATTGATGCTGTCACTGCATCAAAATTAAAATCTTCTTCATCAATTATAACAACAAGCGGAACTTAAAATGGCGTCTAATAAGAAATCAGTCAACTTACTACCGGAATATTTAAAAACAGATAAGAATACTAAATTTTTATCTGCTACATTAGATCCGTTTATACAAACGCCACAACTCGAGCGCATTAGTGGTTTTGTGGGTTCGAAGATAACTCCTAATTACAATCCAACTACGGATTTTTATATTAAGGAAGATCTTCCTTTAAGAAAAGAATATTCTCTTGAACCGGGATTGGTATTTAAAGATCAATTTGCCACAGTTACTGATGTAGTTGGGTTTGATGATATCATTAATGAAATCAGTATGCAAGGAGGAAAAACTGAAAATCTTGATCACTTATTTAGATCAAAGTTTTATTCATACGATCCTCACATTGATTGGGATAAACTAGTAAACTATAATCAATACTATTGGCTACCCAATGGACCAGATGCAATCACTATTGATGGATCTTCACCTAGTAGCTTGTTTACTGTTAACTTTGCAGGTGCTGCTACATATGTTATGCCTAATGGTTATGCATTAAGTAACGGCATGAAGATTCGATTTGGTTTAAATGTAACACCAAATTTGTATAGAGATAAAGAGTATTATGTTGAGGGAGTTGGAAATAGCATTAAATTAATTGCAGCTACACTATTAACAGTTAATGAATCAGCCGCAGGGTTATATAATGAAACATTTGATAGTACTGGTTTTGATAGCTATCCCTTTGATGGTAGTAAAAAGTTACCAGTAACTCCTGAATATATTACAATTAATAGAGCAAGCAATGATTTAAATCCTTGGTCTCGTTACAATAGATGGTTTCATGGTGAAATTATTCGTATTTCTGCTGAAATCAATAATCAAGCTGTAGTGTATCCGTTAAAATCTAGAGCACAACGCCCTGTTATTGAATTTAAACCTAACTTACAACTATACAATTTTGGTAATTTAGGAATTAAAAATATTGATATAATCGACACTGATACTGACAATGTATTTGCTAAAGTTGACGGCACTTTTGGATACTATGTTGACGGTGTATTACTTGAAAAAGGTAATAGAGTAATATTCAATGCTGATCCATTAGTACGTAATAAAATTTATCGTGTAAATTATGACGTTGCAACTAATCCACCAACTCTTAGATTAGTTGAGGATCATTCTGCAACTGAGTTAGAATCAGTTGCTGTAAATTATGGTACAGTAAATCAAGGAACAAGTTGGCATTATACAAATCAGAAAAATGATGCCGGTATTGAAGAAACAAAATGGTGGAAGTCTCAACAACACACTACAGTAAATCAAGCACCCTTATTTGATCTATTTGCTAGCGATCCAACAAGTGTTGACGGAATTAGTTATAGTGGTCGATCTAGTTTCACTGGATCTAAGATATTCGGATATGACATAGGCACAGGGGCAGCTGATAGTGTGTTAGGGTTCCCGTTAAAATATCAAAATAGTGTAGGCGTAGGAAGTTATCTATTTAAAAATTACTTCATGTCGGACACTATTGGTATTACTAATTCTAAGAATGTAAGTTCGGTTATTTCAGCCGGCACAACTTATTTTAAATTTGAAGGCACGCTAACTAATGTGTGGACTGTTGCGGCCGATTATCAAACACCAATTATTGAAATTCAAAAAATTGTAACTGCTACAAATGTATTAAAACTTGCATCGTTAACTACTACTGCAACTTCGGTAGTCACTTCAGTTAACAGCAGAGTAGTTAATTCTACACTTGCAGAAGATGGAATAACTGTTACTATTAGTTCTTCTACAGTTGTTAACGCCAACGACACCGTTTCTTTTGAAATTACATCTGACGGTATACCTAATAAAAATGGATTTTATAAAACGCCATTAGGACTAACTAACAATCCGTTAAACGGTCCTATAACTGATATGACACTAAGCGAGTTAAGTGATCATGTATCGACAATGGTTAATCGTACCTTGGCGTTTTCAGGAATATTTCCTGGAGTAAGCAACCTTAGAGATTTAAGTGACTATAGTAAATATGGTACTCGATTAATTATCAACGCTAATCCAATCGCTTTTTCTCAAATATTTTTAGGCAAAAAAGAACATAATGTAGTCGATTCTATTCGTCAAGCATCTGATCAATATAATCAGTTCAAGATGAACCTATTGAAATCAATGCTTAATGTTGATAACAATCTAACTCCGGCTGATGCACTTGATCAAATATTAACTTCTATTAATTCTAATAAAGATTCTCGTTCTCTATACTATACTTCTGATATGTTAGGATATGGTTCAGATAAAATTATAAGAAAATATACAGTTAAGTCAATATATGATATTTTTCCAATTGGAATTAATTTTGATTTATCAAAATTAAGTTTTCAATCGGTACTAGTATATCTCAATGATGTACAACTTATCTATGGTACCAATTATTCTTTCAATACAATTGATGAAAGAATATTAATTTCTACCCCTCTCACAATAGGTGATGTAGTATCTATTCATTATTATGCAAATACTCAGGGTGCTTATATTCCTGCAACTCCTAGTAAATTAGGATTGTGGCCAAAATATGAACCTGCGTTATATAATGAAACCACATACAATAGTGATGTTACAGTGGCTGTTATCCGTGGTCACGATGGTAGCATTATGAAAGCCTATGATGATTATAGAGACGCTATTATTCTTGAATTTGAAAAACGTATCTATAACAACATCAAAGTAACTTATAATTCTAAAATTTTTGATATTACGGCATCGATGCCTGGCGCATTTAGAGAAAGCAGATATTCTTTATCCGATGTCACTGACATTTTAACAAAAGATTTTATCAAGTGGACGGGTGTATATAATATTGATGCAACCACTAACAATATAACTAACGAGGGTAATTTATATAACTGGAATTATGGTAGTATGGTTAATCCCTTTTCAAATAAACCTGTTCCAGGATACATACGGGGGATATACAAGCATTTTTATGATACTGACCGTCCTGACATTCGTCCGTGGGAGATGCTAGGATTCTCTAGTGCCCCAACTTGGTGGTACGATCAATACGGTGATACAGTAACGTCAACCAATACTAATTTATGGTCTGATTTAGAAACAGGAACAGTAAATGACCCAGCCGGAGCATATATCTTATCAGCATATGCAAGACCCGGCTTGTCTGAAATTATCCCAGTTAATGATACCGGAGTGTTAAAAGATCCATCATTTATTTTTGGTGCTTATCCAGAATATTCTAATAAGATTGCCAATTGGAAATTTGGCGACCAGGGACCAGCAGAAACTGCATGGAGAAGAAGTAGTTACTGGCCGTTTGCTGCTAACGTTGCAGCAGCATTACTTGATCCTTGCTCTTATACTGCATTGATGTATGACGTTAGTTCTGAAACTTTTAACGTACCGGGACAAGTAACTTATTCGGATAATCTTTACATAAATCCCAGCAAGTTGAAAATAGACGGCGAATCTCAAATTGCCGGTTATGGAGTTTATGTTGTTGAGCATGGAAAGAGTAAAGATTTAAATTATGTTGCATCTTTAAAACAAGATTTATCTTACATTAATTTTAACTTATTCCATAAATTAGGAGGATTTGCCAGCAAGGATAAGCTTCAGGTTATTATTGACTCGGTGGATCCTATATCTCAATCTCAAGGGGCAATTCTTCCACCTGAAGATTATACGTTGCTATTAAATGTAAGTAATCCAATTAAGTCTGCTAGTATCTCAGGTGTAATTATTCAAAAATTTGAAGGCAAATTTATTATTAAAGGTTATGATAAATCTAATCCTTACTTTGAAATTTTTAAACCACTAAAAACTTCTTCATCGGGTGCTATTACTATTGGCGGTAAATCAGCGGCATTTACTGAATGGACAGGTACAGTAAATAATGGCAACCGCGGTCTTGTTGCAATTGACATTACATCTACTACAGCTAATACTACCCATTATTACAAGCAAGGTCAAATTGTAAGATACAATGGAAAGTATTATGTAGTAAAAATTGGACATACTGCACAACCTACTTTTGATCTGACATATTTTCAAGGACTTCCTTCATTACCGATGACTGGCGGTGCAACAGTCGAAACAACTAATAAATTTGAACCAACCGTAACTCGAATTTCTTATGGTACTAATTTTTCTACAATTCAAGATGTTTACGATGTGCTGGTCGGATATGGTGCATTCTTAGAAAAGCAAGGATTTATTTTTGACGAATATAATAATGATTTGGGAGAAATTGTTGATTGGAAATTCACCGGAAAGGAATTCTTATTCTGGAGCACACAGAATTGGGCTGATGGTAACCTAATTACATTAAGCCCATTTGCTGATTATTTAAAATATTCATATATCGATTCTATTGTTGATGATATTTCTACAGGAAAATATGAATACAGTTTATTAAAAGCTGATGGTACATCATTTCCTATTGATAAATTCCGTTTATCAAGAGAAGATGGTGTTTGTACAATTAATACAATTGATACGTTAGACGGTATGTTCTTTGCTACATTAAATTCTGTACAAAAAGAACATGCAATGGTTTTTAACAATTCTACAATATTCAATGATACTATATATGATATAGAAACAGGATATAAACAACGAAGAATTAAACTATCTGGATTTAGAACCGCTAATTGGAATGGTGATTTATCTAGTCCTGGATTTGTTTATGATTCTGTTAATATCACTGATTGGTCGGCATATAAAACATATCTACCAGGAAAAGTAGTTCGTTATAATGGCTCATACTATGAATCTAATGTTAAGATTATCGGCGATGCTGTATTTGATTTTGCCAAATGGGCCAAATTAGATGGTAAACCAGTGTCTAATTTGTTACCTAATTTTGATTATAAAATTGATCAGTTTGAAGATTTTTATAGTTTAGATATTGATAATTTTGATGCTGCTGAACAGCAATTAGCACAACATCTTATTGGATACACACCTCGTACATATCTTAATAATATTTTTTCTAACTCTATTAGTCAGTATAAATTTTATCAAGGATTTATTAGAGAAAAAGGTACTAAAAGGGCCATTGACAAATTATCTAAAGTTGGAAAATTTTCTCGTCAAGGTGATATAACATTCAACGAAGACTGGGCATTTAGAGTAGGTAACTACGGAAGTTTCAATACTTATAAAGAAATTGAATTTACACTAAACGAAGTTACTACTTTAGAAAATCCAGTACTTGTTAAGTTTGTTAATAATATACCAACTAATGCTAATCCTTTAGTTAGTTATGTACCTGCATCGTCTCTTTTATTAACGCCTGACGATTATACTGTAGACACAACATTTACTACAGTCGCAGGAACATTAGTTAATAATAATTTAGAATTAACTAACGCAGGTTATGTACGATCTGATGATGTTACCGTTACCGCATATAACAAAAATAGTTTATTAGATATTGCAAATAATGAATTAATTCAAGAAGGTAATACTGTTTGGTTAGGATTTTTAGAGAATGGTGATTGGGGAATTCGTAGATACTCTCGCCAAACTGCTAAAATTGCAGGTGTATATATAAGTTCTCCGGCAATTGATATTACATTTTCTACCGATATTAATCATGGGCTATCAGTAGGTGATATTGTTTCGGTAGTTAAATTTAATGAACAGGTGAATGGAATACACATTGTAACTGCTATTCCTCGATTAGATCAATTTACAGTAGCATCTACTTTAAGTACTATTGTTAATGCAGACTTAT